ATGATGGATCAAAAATGGCTGAGCACTAACACCTTGGATATTCAGCGCATCAGCCTCTCGGGAGCCATTAATGTTGTATCCAGAACCTGCGACACACCGAATGTCCAGGTCGAGTTGGGAACACGACAACTTCGCGAGTTCACCAGCATTGGCAGCGCCTTCCCCTGGCAGGTCTTCGCCATCACGTTACTCAACTGTTCGGTCTTTCATGGTTTTTATCAAGGCACCGGACCGCGCTGGCTCAGTAATGGAACCATCGAAAATCTGGATTCACGCACCCAAAACATGCTGCGCTACCGCCTCGATCCGACCCAAGCACCAGTTGATGCGATCAATGGTGTGATCAATTTGAACCCGAGCGCACCAGGCGAAAGCCCTGCTGCCAGCGGCGTCGGTATCCAGATCGCGGAAATGAGCGAAACCCCCGTGCAGTTAAGTACCTTGCGTGACAGCGGAATTACAACAGCCGCGATCGAAGGGGGAAGTTACTCGATACCCTTGCGTGCTCGTTACCTGCAAACCGAAACCCGCGTTACTGCCGGCCCGGCCAATGGGTCAGTGGTCTTTACCATCAACTATCAGTAAATCACCGCCGTTCTGAGGATGAGCCGAGGCACGCATGGGACCTACGGCTGTCAGATCAACAATCGGCTCGTGAATTACCAAAACCGAAAAGCCACAAAGGCTTTCCGAAAGGTGAACCAACTGTTCAGACTTGGGTGGCACACGGTGAGCGCCGTGAGCTACTCAGGAGCAGGGGGCCAGATGGGACATCGATTCGAGCCATGAATTCCTTCGCTATCCTATGATCGAACATGGGGAGGACTTGCGCCGACAACGGCTGACAAGCACCCTGCTCGATGTGAACGATACGAGCGGTATGGTTTTCATACACAAATGAATGACGGACCTGTTTAGCCTCTCGACAGAATTTCACCATGTCGGTACCGGCTGTTGAACCCAATTCGGCGCAGGCAATCAGTACATCGAATGGCGTGAGAGCAGGATGGGTGAGAGCTATTATTTCATCCAAGGACCGCACCGATGCGATGCAGTAATAGCCAAGATGATTCAACGTTTTTTCAATCTGCACGAGCACACTGTGCCGCAGATCGGCAATCATGATTCGCAGCGAGCAATCAGCCATAATTCAGCTCTACCGTTGAGATAATCAGGCTAATCGTCTTAGGTCTGTCAGAAACCCTAACGCTAGCGAATTGGCCGACATATATCTGTAGGGCGATTCCGAAAGACTGCGTGGAATATTCATGGCTATCGGCCTCAAGCGAAGCATCGACGCACAGGGCACAATGCTCCGATTGGTACGGTGTGGTTTTGCTATAGGGTGAAGAGGTTCTATCTCCACAATGCCCCGTACTCCGCATAGGTCTGGTTGTTGGCCGCGAGTCCGTCAACTTCCCACGCTGATTTAGCCGTAGGGACGTATTCGATCAGGCGGCCATTAAAACCGAGACTGCCGAGGAAACTGGAAACTTCGATAATCTATCGCGATGAGGGTCATCTCTTCCATTCTAACAACGACTGTCGATATTACACTTCACTGTCCTGGAGAGATCTTAGGCAAGTGACCGACGTGCCGAACTCATTGACGCTAATTCAGACGTCCGCCCGCTACGCGCAGCGTAATAAACGCACCATTCATTAGCTTCATTGGAGATGGTTACTGCGATTTATTTGGGGGGGGGATTTTTTTGTGCATACAGTTCGCTCCGTAATACAATCGTCTGCGGCGGAGCACTGATACCTAATTTTATACTGCTCTTGGTAATCGCCAGTACGGTGATTGTTATTTCATCTTTGACGTAGATGGCCTCATTGAGGCCTCGTGCAATGACTAGCAAATATCTCTCCTTGAGTAGTGCTTTCCATAATGTATTTTACGCAGAAAGTTATTGCTTAACTTGCGAAAATCTTTCGTATTTTATCAAGCGTAATCATTGTATGAATATTGCGAGGTTGGATATGTAGTCAATTTCCCAATGTTTTGTAGGGTATTTCACTGGAGATGTATTTTAGCCTGAGTAGAAGTGACAGCGCTCGGCTATATGCCCTTAAATGTATTCAGCTAAAGTCAGAGCATCCTTCCGAAATGTCGCCACCCTTGTTGTCACGTACTTAGCCCTGGCATCAGGTAAACGTAAGCGAAGGCTATCAAAGGCAGTTTTCAGAAGGGACTCATATCCATATGTGCGTGAATGCCCACGCTGCAGCGAGAATCGCTGAAGTACATCAATGGGCCACCGCCGTCCATGTCGGGTAGTTCGTCATAACAAAAATTACGCGCGCTGGAAATTGGTAATGGCGGCAGTTAATGTCGCAAGACGATGTTCCATGTCCCTCATTCGCTTGCGATCTTCTATTACACGCTGCACCTCCCGTTGGTCGGACTCTTCCAAAGAACGGAAAAGTCTCAACATTTCGACCTCTTGCGCATCAATCAGTTGCTCGATTGAGCGAGTTACCGGCGCAATTTCGCGAAGCATCCTACCTTCACCTGTCAGTAGCCAGTCGATAGAAACTCCCAAATGAGCACCTATGTTAATCAGTGCTTCAGGACGGGGTTCTCGTAAGTCGCCCAGCCAGTTTTGTAACGAGCTGTAGGAAATATCGCACTGTTTTGCGGCCTCTTTCAATGTTAGTTGCCTAGCTTCAATTGCCATTCTGATTCTCTTACCAATGCCCATATGGGATCTATCCTCTTGACAGCAACTCAATTGGGAATCTAAGGTTACTCCCAAGTGGGAACATCTTAACCAACTAGGAACACATCAACCATGAGCCAGACAATGGAAAAGCGTCAAATTCAAGCCCAATTGATTGAGCATGGCAGTAACTTTCGCCGTTTTGCTCTGAGTCACGGATACGAACCGCGCACAGTTGCGCAAGTCATTCAGCGTTGGGCAGGTCACAGCACGTTACCTCGAGGTGAACTTTCGTTACGCATTCTTCGAGATATTTCAAAGCTGATAGGGCAAGAAGTAGCGCCTGGTTTGCTCTTGAGCCCAGAAACACAACGTGACTTAACCACGTCGCATTAAGAAAAATCACGCTAGCAATACTCATGGAGGCTGGTAATGAAAGGGGTGAAACAAAATCCTGACAACCCTTGGAGAAATTGGTTGTTTTTTGCATTGCGAAACTTTGCTCAGCATTCGCTAACACAGGTATTACACACAAACGCATCAACGTTTCATCGCGCACTCGATATTAGTATTTATTTAAACCCTAGGCATCTCCGGCTAAATAAACGGCAGGCTCGCTCCATGGCGATGCGCACATCGTTCGTTATATCGCTAGTGTTCGGAAAATATGACTTAAATTTTGGCAGACTGGCATGAGCGTCTATAAACTGGTCTGCGCTCACTGCCTCAGTCGCATGCGTATTCGCAGCAGCAAAGGCTCGCACATTTTTCTTCGTATTGCGTATCTGCAATGCACCAACGAAGTGTGTGGTTGGGCGGCTCGTGCTGAATTTGAAATGACCCACGAAATGAGCCCAAGTGGTATGGCTGATCCCGCGGTCAGGCTTCCTATCGCGGGTAGTGCGTTGCGTCGCGCGGCCTTGAACCAATCGCAGACGCAGATTGGGGCGTCCCAGAGCACAAATCATGATGACTGATCCTCGCATACCCACCGATGACTGCTTCGGCATGCAGCGTGCGGCGCTGGCATACCTGATGCGGCACGAAGAGCAGTATTCGATCGATTCAGATCATCTGTATCACCGTTGTGTCCACTATATGGCCAGCACGTTGAGGGTACCGCTGTGCCAGGCACAGAAGTGGGCGCATCACAGCTGGAAGGAATTGCACGTGATCCGTTTTCGCCGTGAACTGGGTATCGATTGGGGAAAAAATTCCCAGGCTGAAATGGTCTTCCTTATCGATCCATACACAGATACTCGACACCCTATAGCGGCCCGCCTTCTGCCCTCAAGATGGCTGGCGCAGCGGGGTGTTTCAAACCTTCAAGCTCAACAACCCAGTTAAATCGTTTCATTTTCCCAGCGTAAGTACGTTAACTCTGGAGGTGCATATGAAGGATGAAGTCGCGATCACGACCACCTTGACTCGCCGTCAAACCATCGCGCTGTTACAGAACCTACGAATGCAATATAGCCTGGATCTCAATGAACATTGGTACGATGATCGTTTCCGATTGATTCCAGTTGAAAGCCGGCACCAGTCATTGCTTAAAGCCTTTCCTGCCCTTGCTGCTCAGAAGTGTTTGATTGGCGCAATCAAAGAAAGTCTCAGTTGATGCATCATCAAGTTGGCTCAAGTTGAAATAGCAGAAGTGTTGTTCGCGGGCTTTTGAGTCTCAGCCTGTTCGACAAATTAAAGCGGGAAGCTTTAACCAAGCTACGTCTACCCTTGAATTGGCTATTAAAATTCGTATGCGTGAATCAAGTAGACCTCCAGGTCGCTACTATCTAATGCCAAAGCACTGGACTTAAGATTCTTTTATTAACTGTTTCATTACTGAAGCGTCCCCATGAGCCATATTGAATACTTGGAAGGTCGGCGTTACGCAATCGAATTGCTAATGTCGATCAGCGGATCATCCCCTGCGTCACCGGATCGGGCTCAACTAATCGCCGAGGTGATCGAAAATCTTAATCGCACCACCCTGAATCAACCATTGGCCTATGCTAATGGTATCTATTCTATTTTATCGAAACTACCAACGGAGCAAAACAATGGATGATGCTGAAAAAGCACAGACGGCGATAGCGAGACCAAAATATCTGTGCGATCAGTGTGGCAAAGCCCGTGCTCACGGTAACCATTCCATGTGCAGTAAAAAGCGGCAACGAATGAATACGTCGCAGGAAAAAAGATAGGCGCCCAATCATAATGCGCAAGGTTACATGCACATGCATTATGAACGTTCGAAGCTGAAGGTTCTTAAAAAATACTTCCAGACAATCAGCATTGGATGAGTTCTTTTTTCGGTGGTCGACTGTCAGGCGCATCGAACACTTGTTTAAACTTTAAGTCTATAAAAGCTTAAGCTTCCCTGGTCGATAGTACGCAAGTTAAAACTTGGCATCGACCATTTAAACGTGTCCAGGTAAGGCGTCAGTTCGTCGATTGTTGTTGGTGCCGGTAGACCATGTCGATTTGGCCTGCGCATTCGGCCCAGGCAGCTTCGACGCGTTCCTGGTCCGTAAGTAGGTCACCGTTCGTTAGGGGATGGCTGGCTGAGAGGGAACAAGGCACTACGGTTGGACAACCACTGAGCATAAGCGTCGGCACCAACGAAGGGGGGACGTTCGCGCAACCGCCGAGCAACGTCAGGCAGAGGCTGGTAAGCCCATTGGCGTAGCAGGGCATTTTCATCTTTCAAAACCTTGATGTGTTGTTCGCGTTGGGACAGCCCTAGCCGCAGTTGATGTTGCTGGAGTTGCAGCGCTGCTTGACTATCACGCTCCTGCACAAGAATTTTCTTAAGCGCTTCGACGTTTTGTAGATGAGCGCTTGCATCGCGTCGAGCCGTGATAGTTTCGAGACCTGCTGCTTTTGCGGTGGATTCAGTGGCGTTGATGCGCTGCTGTTGCCCCCAGAGCAACAGTCCTGCGGAACCTATTAGTGCGGAAAGCAACCAGAAGTGTTGCATGCTCATGAATGGCCATTGTCAATGCACTGAATAGTGGAGTGTATCGGCGCTTGAACTTGATTTATGCGAGTTCTTTTGTGTTGGTCATTGTTGGGAGTGGTCGAGTCTGTCTGATGATCAGCCCCAGATCCGATCGGATAGCCGGCGTAATAACTGCGTTCGCCACACCCGCACAAGACATGCTGCTCAAAGAGTCGTTGTAACTTAACGTCATACTGGTTTTGCTGATAGTTTGGGCCGTTGTAAAGCCTCGCAAAACGCTTCCAGTCCCGCGTCCGTAACGTCTCACTTAATTCGGTATCGGTTTCGACGAAACGTACGAAAGCACCCAATTGTCGCGTGTAATCCATGCTCATATCCTCAACCAACTGTTGAACACTGGGGTAACCCAAGCGATGCCAATGAAACCCCATTATCTGAAATGCACCCCATGAGGCGGATTGTAAGGCGGCGTCGTTGTCGATCAGCCGAGCTTTTCGCAATCGCTCATGCTCATTCGTACCGCCGAGGTAACCTCCTGGTTTTTGGCTGATCAGCGTGGGATGTAGCAAGGCCAGTCCGTCCGCTCGATCCCGAAGTCTGGAATCATGTTCGCCTTGTTTGTTTCTCATCAGTTGGCGATACATGACGTGCCGCTCGAATAAAATCACCGGTTCGCCATTCTCTAAAAAGGCTTTCCCATTGGACTCTACTTCGCAAACGGCATAAAGACTGGCGAGCGGTACGTCAAGGCGCCCAGCCGCGTCAGCCAGTAAGGCGTTCTGTTGTTCATGTTCGCAGTTCTTCCTGAACATCGCCGCCAATGTTTGCCCCCCCGCGATGCCATCCGACAATAGATCGTTGCACAACTGGTAAGCTTTAACGGCTGATTCAGTAATACTTCCATAATTACCGTCGACAACAAGCATCGCACCGTGCTGATTCAGCCTGTCCTGCAAGTGGCGTACTGATGGCGATCGCTGGCCAGGGCGTAACGTAATAAACATTTTATTTGACTCCGTTAATATGGTCATAAAGACATGGCAGTAAAAAGGCTTCAACTAGTAATAAATTGAAAACATTTTTATTTAGCTACGAGCTTTCTTGATGGGCGGCTATTGGTCTTCAATCAAAGCAATGTAATTACTTGGTTGTTATCCAGCGAAGCTCTTCGTCCGGAGTGGCACTTGAGGACAGTAGGGCCATGATAGGATTGTTATTTCTCACCTTTGAGCCGTTTGAGTATTTCCCATAGATCGGCTTTTCTCACCCAAAACATTGCTTTGATGCTGATGGGTATGATGACTAGAGCGCAGCCGAATGCCGCTCCTCCTGTAGTCAAAAAAGGTGCCAGTTGCAATGCCATCGGTGTGAATAGATAACCAACCCCTGTAGAAAGTATTAACGTGCCAATACGTGTCCACAGCCTTTTGTTTCGTTGGATGCTCGCAACCAACCAGGCTCCGAGAATGGCTCCAAAGAAAGCTTCACCGTCTATCAGAGAAATCGAGGGCACATGGTGTTGACCGGCGAAGAAATCTGTCATCGCGCTGGCGGCTGATTCTGTGGCAGCTCGCAACGGCTCTAGGCCCATAAGGCCCACCTATAAGCACGGCATGTATCAACTATCTGACACAAACTGCGGTATGCGTTATTCATGATTGAAGTCTTGATTTGCGGCTTATTGCCATGTCCCCATAGGGTCGCCGGGATGGCGTTACAGCGCAATGACAGTCGGTTGTAGCCAGGCTCGTGACAACAAGTCTTTTTTTGGTTTTTTCGGAAATTGGTTTGAATACATACCGCTACGACACGGTAGCGCCATGTCCGAAGATGTGTACTGTAATCTACGTGACCGTGGTTTATTATCGCTCGGCCAAGGGGCTACAGCGTGCCCCTGCGGGTTATCTGGCACTTGGCATCCATGTGCTGATTCATGTAGTCGTGGCAGTGGTACTGGTGATGGGGATCTTGATGATGGACCGCGCCATCAATATTTTCGATCTGTTCTTGATTCCTCAACCGCTAAGGAAGGTCTGAAGTGCGGATTCCACGGCCATCCGGCCACCCATTCCATGAACATCCGGCCACTGATTCCACGATGATCCGGCCACCCATTCCACGGCTATCCGGCCACCAATAAGGCAGGCAGCAACGCAGGATTAATTCACTACCATCGACCTCTTTTATCGAAGCAGAGAGGTCGTCGTGGAGCGGTTATCCATGCGTAAGATTCGAGAAGTGCTACGTCTCAAATTCGAGGTCGGCCTATCTGCCCGCCAGGTCGCTGCCAGCTTGCAAGTAGGCCGAGCCAGCGTCGGTGAGTACCTCAATCGCTTTGCTGCCAGCGGCCTGACTTGGCCCACGCAGTTGTCGGACGCCGAACTGGAGCGATGTCTATTCCCGCCAGCGTCGACGGTTCCCAGCGATCAACGTCCGATGCCGGACTGGGCTCATGTCCATGCCGAGTTACGTCGCCCCGGCGTCACCTTGGCCCTACTCTGGCAAGAGTACCGGCTCGCCCATCCACAAGGTTTCCAATACAGCTGGTTCTGCGAGCACTACCGCCTCTGGGTCGCCAAGGTCGACGTGGTCATGCGCCAGGAACACCGTGCCGGCGAAAAGTTGTTCGTCGATTACGCCGGACAAACCGCGCCGATCATCGACAGACAGACCGGTGAAATCCGCCATGCCCAGATCTTCGTCGCCGTCCTCGGCGCGTCCAGCTACACCTTCGCCGAGGCCACCTGGTCGCAGAAACTGCCCGACTGGCTGGGCTCGCACGCCCGCTGTTTTGCTTTTTTCGGCGGCACATCGCAGATCCTGGTGCCCGATAATCTGCGC